AGAAAGAAACGGTACATTGGAAAAGAATATTCAGGACTTTTTGTCAGGAGTTGATTCTGTCATGAAAAGCACTACCGGTTTTCCTTCTGCTTCAATTCGTCATATTGATAAAGAAATAAGCACCAGTGATTATCGACGAATCATAATCGATCAACAAGATGATATTAATGTTGGTATGGAAGTAACCTTTAGGACAATTACATCAATTAAGCTTTTGATTTCGAATTCTAAATACAAAATGAAAATAATTGAGTATCTTGAAAAGTGTAGAGCGGACTTAGAAGAATCTGTTTCAAAAGTCATGGAAAATGAAGTTTATAAAAATGATAGAGATATGATGGAGTCATTAGACGCTGAAATAGAAGTGCACAACACAATGTTGATAAATCAATTCAACTTTTAAATGAATACTTCAATGAAGATCCTTTCTAAGGGTCTTTTTATTTTACAAAACAAATGTTGCGGAGCGAGGTGGTGTCACATGTGAGGAAATATGAACAAGCTTTTGATGATTACAAAAAAGGCCTGAAATATCGAGAGATTGCCGAAAAATATGACGTATCAATTAGTACAGTTAAATCTTGGAAATCTCGTTACTGGTCTAAAGAAAAGGTTGCAACCAAGGACGCAACTATTCCGAACAACAAAGGAGCGCCAGAGGACAACAAAAACGCTGTTACCCATGGCCTTTTTGCCAATTGGTTACCTTCTGAAACATTAAAAATTATGAATGAGGTTGCAACCTCTAAACCTGAGGATATATTATGGAATAATATCATGATCCAGTACACGGCTATTATCCGAGCACAGAAAATCATGTATGTTGATTATGAGGGCAGTTTGTCCAAAGAAGTTTCTAAGTGGTCCTCGAGTGATTCTGGAAGTTCAGAAGAATATGCTATTCAATATGCTTGGGACAAGCAAGCTAATTTCATGAATGCACAATCAAGGGCTATGAGCACGCTATCTAGCTTAATTAGACAATTTGTCTCTATAGCTGATGAACATGATGAACGTAGAAAGAAACTAGAATACATGGATGTACAAGTCAATTTAGCAAAAGCACAATTGAAGCAGTTAGATGATGGTTATGATTCGTCAGAAGAACAAACTGTAATTATTGATAACATTCCGTTAGTTGAAAGCGAGGCTGGTTCAAATGGCATTAATGGCCAAGAAACAAACTCAAATTAAGACTACGGACTTGATTAACCCGCATTTTTATAAAGTTTGGCACGCAAAGTGTCCTTATATTTTGATGAAAGGCGGACGTGGCTCTTTTAAATCATCTGTTATCAGTCTGAAATTAGCAACAGAAATGAAGAAGCACACACAAGCTAAGCACAAAGTAAATGTTGTCTGCATGATGAGTCAGCACAAGTATTTAAGAGATGCTGTCTATGAACAAATCAAGTGGGCACTTTCAATGCTAGGCATTTCAAAAGAATATAAGTTTCGTACTTCTCCTTTGCGAATCATTCATAAACGTACTGGTTCTAAGTTCTATTTTTATGGTGTTGATGATCCCTTAAAACTAAAATCAAATGCAATTGGCGATGTCATTGCTTTGTGGTATGAAGAAGCTGCAAACTTTGAAAGCGAAGAAGTATTTGACCAGACGAATGCAACCTTTATCCGTCAACGTTCGCAATGGGTAGATCAAGTACAAGTTTACTATTCATGGAATCCACCTAAGAATCCATATGATTGGGTCAATGAATGGGTAGAAAAATGTATGCGCCTAGATGATCATTTAGTGGACCACTCGACTTATAAAGATGATGAGCTAGGTTTTACGGATCCGCAGCAATTAAAGCTGATAGAAACGTATAGAGAAAATGATGAAGATTACTATCGATGGCTTTACTTAGGCGAAGTGATTGGTCTTGGCACGCTCATCTATAACATGGATCATTTCCATCCGCTTGATGAGTTACCAGATGATGATTACATCGTTCAGATTTGCTTTTCAATCGATAGTGGACACCAAATATCAGCGACTACCTGTGGTTGCTACGCTATTACCAAAAAGAAAAATGTCATTTTATTGGATACTTATTATTATTCTCCTGAAGGAAAAGTAAATAAGAAGGCACCTGATGAGCTTTCTAAAGATTTGCATGATTTTATTGAGCGATGTCAAATAAAATACAATAAGTATGCCTACAAAATCACTATTGATTCGGCGGAAGGCGCTCTAAAAAATCAATACTATAAAGATTACAATGAGAAGTTTCATGCAGTGCCCAAAGCTAAAAAAGTGGATATGATCGATTATGTACAGAACCTCCTTGCACAAGGCAGGTTTTTTTATTTGGATACAGAAGCAAATCGAATATTTATTAAAGAGCATCGTGATTATCGATGGGATGAAGATACTTTACAATCTGATGATCCAAAAGTTATCAAAGTTGGTGACCATACATGTGACCAGTTCCAATATTTTGTAAAAGATAATCTAAATGATTTAGGACTGAAATGGTAGGTGAAATCATGGGAGTAATTCAAACGATCAAAAATATGTTCAAGAGAGGAGTTGATAGTGTGAATATGAACGTTAATGGAAAAGATATAGCGAAGATCACTGATCACCCAAAAATTGGGATTGATTCGCTAGAGTACGCTCGAATAGCGGAGAACTTCAAATATTATGCTAATTTATTTCCGGATGTCAACTATAAGAGTTCATTTGGCGACAATAAAAAACGAGAATTTAAATCATTGAACGTGACTAAGACTGCTGCGAGACGATTGGCTAGTATCATTTTCAATGAAAAATGTAAAGTTACGCTGAACGATCCCACTGATAAAAAGGATGTTTCTAAAGAGATTAAAGAAGCATCTGAATTTTTGGAACAAACATTATACGACAACAATTTCTATAATTTGTTCGAATTGAATCTTGAAAAAGGAATTGCTTCCGGTGGATTTGCTATGCGTCCTTATATTGATGGAGATAAAATCAAAATCTCTTGGATCAGAGCAGATCAGTTTTATCCTTTGCGTTCTAACACAAATGAAATCAGCGAATGTGCTATTGCTACTAAATCAATTCAAACTGAAGGGGACACGAATTACTACTACACGCTCCTCGAATTTGCATGAGTGGCAAGACGAAAAGTATGTTATCAGTAATGAGCTTTACAAATCTGACAACAGTAACGTTGTTGGAAAGCAAGTTCCACTGTCGATTCTATATCCTGACTTAGCTGAAACAGTTACACTAGAAGGCTTGAAGAGACCGCTTTTTGCTTACTTCAGAACGCCTGGAGCTAACAATAAATCGTTAGAGAGCCCATTAGGCGTTGGAATCGTTGATAATGCAAAAGAAATCTTAGATACCATCAATAATACTCATGACCAATTTTCTTGGGAAATACAAATGGGACAAAGACGTGTTGTAGTTCCTGCAGAGTTTCTTAAAACAGATGAAGCCCATCCGCCAATGTTTGATAGTGATCAGAACGTATTCGCTGGTGTATACGGCGCTGAGAATATAGGGGTCAAAGATATTACAACACCTATTCGTACAGTTCAATATAAGGACGCTATCAGCCATCTGATTAAAGAGTTCGAGGTGCAGGTTGGTTTGTCAGTGGGTTCGATGAACTATGCAGATGACGGTATTAAAACGGCCACTGAGATTGTTTCTAACAATTCCATGACTTATCAGACACGTTCAAGTTATTTGACTATGGTTGAAAAAGTTATCAATGAGCTTATTCATTCTATTTTTGAGCTTGCAGGATACGGAGAAATGTTTGAAAGCGAGAAACCGCTATTCTCTATTGAATATGATAGTTATTTAGTAACAGTTAGTTTTGAGGATGGTCTATTTGTCGATCGAAATAAACAATTGGAGAATGATTTGAAAGTTTTTGTCGCAGGCGCAATGCCTAAAGATCAATTCTTGAAGCGTAATTACAATTTATCAGATGAAGAAGTGAAGCTTTGGTTGGGGGATGAACCTGATACTCCTGAGAGAGACAAAACAGTGCCGAATGGTGAAAATGATAGTTTTAAAACATCTGGGGCTTTACTTAATTCCAAGGACGACAACACTATTCAGAAGGTATCTATGAATGGCGCTCAAGTAACAGCGCTTATAAATATTGTTCAGCAAGTAGCGTCTAAGCAATTGCCTAGAGATTCGGCTATATCTCTTATTACAGCATCATTTCCATTTGACGAAGAGAAAGCCAATGAAATTCTCGGTGATGAGAGTTTCGAAATTGAACCGCCCAAAGAGCAGAAGAAAAGCAATAATAATTTGAATGAAGGCGATTAGTCATGATCACACCGGATAAAATGCAGCGTGATGCGGATTCAATCACTAATATTTATTCAGAACTTGAAGATCGTATCTTTAACATAATCATCAAAGCGTTAAAACAATCTCGCTTTGAGAATGTTGAAAAAGAAGACGTTCTACTATGGCAAGCTAAGCAGCTATCTAAAATGGGCGTGCTTAACGAAAATGTTATCGATCTTTTGGCTAGTTACACAGGAGAAACACAAGAAGCAATCGAACAATTAATCAAAGGTAACGGCGTAAAAGTCGTTAATGAAATTGATCGAGAGTTAGAACGAATGGTCCATAAAAGTGTTCCTGTATCTGACGACGTAAACAAAATTCTAGACTCTTTGGTTCGTCAAACGTTCAAAGATTTAAACAACAATGTCAATCAAACGTTAATCACTACGAATTTCAACGAGAATGCTGTAATGCGAGCCTATCAGGCAATTCTTAAACAATCTACCCTAGAATCCATGACGGGTCTTAAAACGCACGAGAAAGCCATTAGAGATAACGTCTACAAAATGGTAGATATGGGGATCAAATCAGGTTTCGTTGATAAAGCTGGACGTGAATGGTCGATGGAAGCTTACTCGAGAACAGTGATTCAATCCACCTCACACAGAACGTTTAACGATCTTCGTTTGAAACGAATGGAGGACTTCGATTGTGTCACTGCATTAATGAGTAGTCATCCATCTGCTAGAAAAGCATGCGCAACGATACAAGGAGATTGGGTATTAGTTGTGCCTAAGAACAAAGCACCTGATGAATTTAAATATTTGCCCTCTATCTATGATCATGGTTATGGCGAGCCAGATGGTACCCAAGGCATTAATTGTAAGCATATCCTTTATCCCGGAAGGCCAGATATTAATACAAACAACCAACCTCAATATGACGCTGACGAAGCGCAAGAAAATGCTGAAATACAACAAAAGCAACGCAAACTTGAGCGTGATATTCGTTACCAGAAGAAGCGAATGAATGCGGCGTTAGAATTGGAAGATCCCGAAACTGTCCAGATGTGCAAACAAGTGATTGCTAACAAACAGAAACAGTTAAGGGAGCTTATCAACGAACATGAGTTCTTAGTTCGTGATTACAGTAGAGAACAAGTACAAAGTTAATAGTTTTAGGCTTAGCAATCGCTAGTCTTTTTATTTTGCCCCGAATACGGCGTTAAACTGTTCAATCCATCGAGGGCGTAGCCTCGTTAAACAACGAAAGGATGAATGAAATGAAACGTGAAGAACTGAAAGAACTTGGCTTAACTGATGAACAGATTGGATCAATTATGGCTTTGCATGGTGTGACTGTGAACGAGTTGAATAGTCGGGTGTCTACCGCGGAACAACAGGCTACTCAATATCAAGAACAGTTAGAGAAAAACCAAAACGAGCTAAATGATTTCAAAGCAAATGCTAAAGGAAATGAAGATCTTACTAAGCAGTTAGAGGATTTACAATCTAGGTTTGATGAAATCAAGACGAGTTCTGAACAACAAATTGCTGATCTTAAAAAATCATCAGCGATTGACTTAGCTCTAACACAAGCCGGGGCTAAAAACATTAAGGCTGCTAAAGCCTTGCTAGACAGCAAATCATTGGAACTGACAGACGAGGGATTAAAAGGATTAGATGAACAACTGGCCGCACTCAAAGAGAGCGACAGTTATTTATTTGGCTCAAATGAACCTGTTCCGCCCAATCCAGAAGGTAAAAAAGCTACTTTCGGGGGCAATCCTAGTTCTGGCCAGAATGTGGAAGAAGATGTGTTCGCTAAAGCATTAGGAGTTTTACCAAACAAAAATTAAATTTGGAGGGAATAAAATATGGCAATTAATTACATTACAAAAGACAATGGGATTTTCGATCAGAAGATCACTCAAGGATTGTTAACGACGATCTTAGGTATTCCACAAGTTGAATTTGTGAACGGTGGTAAATCATTTACATTAACGACTATTTCAACTTCTGGTTTGAAACACCATACACGTAACAAGGGATTCAACAGCGGTACTTATGGAAATGACAAAAAAGTTTACACAATGGGTCAAGATCGAGACGTTGAATTTTACATCGATAAACAAGACGTTGATGAAACGAATCAAGACTTAGCTGTAGCTAAAATTTCAAATGTATTTATCACTGAACACGTTCAACCAGAAATCGATGCGTATCGTTTTTCTACTTTAGCTTTAGGAGCAGGAAATACTAAAGAAGAAACAATTACTGAAAAGAATGCTTATACAGCCATTAAAGCTGCAATTTTACCAGCTCGTAAATTTGGACCACAAAATTTAGTAGCGTTTGTATCAACGACCGTAATGGATGCATTAGAACGTTCTTCAGAATTTACTCGTAATATCACTAATCAAAATGTTGGGCAAACGGCACTAGAATCTCGGGTAACTTCTCTTGATGGTGTGTTATTGGTCGAAGTTTGGGACGATACTCGTTTCAAAACTAAGTTCGATTTCACTGATGGCTACGCTGCTGCCGCTGATGCACAAGACATCAATATCTTAGTAGTTGCTAAACAAGCTGTTATCCCCGTGGTTAAAGAAAACACCGTCTTCTTGTTTGCACCAGGCGAACATTCACAAGGTGATGGCTACTTGTATCAAAATCGTTTGTATCATGACTGCTTTATTAAAGAGCAACAAAAAGAAGGCGTATCTGTCTCTTTAGCCCCAAAAGCGTAGACCCATCCGGCGTAACTTTGAATAAAACAACAGCTACGCTAGCGGTGGGAGCAACAGAAACATTATCTGCTACCGTAGCACCAGCAGACGCTACAAATAAATCGGTTCAATTTACTTCTAGCGATGAAACGATCGCAACAGTAACGCCAGTTCAAGGAAAAGTGACTGCTGTGAAAGCGGGAACTGCTACAATTACAGCAACAACTTCGAATGATAAAACTGCTACGTGTGAAGTCACGGTAACCGCAGCAAGCGAAGGATAGCTACTAAACTATCCTTTTTAATTGAAAGGAGGCAGTTATGAGCTATCTTACGCACGATGAATATTTAAAATCAGGATTCAACAAAGTATCAGTTTCGGAGTTTGATGACTTAGAAAAATGTGCTGCACGTCAGCTTAATCGAGTGACAGGCGATTTTTACATGAGACATTCTTTAGCTGATGACACGTTCAAATATCGAGTGGATAAGTTCAAAATCGCAATGGCTGTCCAAATTGAATATTTGAAGTCAGTTGGAGTTACTTCGTTATCAGACTTACTAAATGCTTCCCCTTCAAGTGTCAGCGTTGGTCGTATGCGTATTGAATCTGGAAGCACGAATGCAGCAACAGTTGGCAGAACGATGGTTGCAACAGAGGCTTATAACGAGTTGATCTATACAGGACTTCTTTACAAGGGAGTTGACTATCGATGATTCCTTTAATGCCAAAAGAACTTTGTAACCAGTCAATTACTTTGAGGCTGCTAGATGGTCATGACAAATGGCAAAAACCTGTCTTTTCTGAACCAATCACGATTAATCATATGATCTTTCAACCTCAAACAGTGTACAGCGGTAGTAATAATAATCGGCAAGTGGTAGCCAACGCTATCGCTTTTTTGTTTGCTGGAGTATCTGATCCGATGCCAGTGATTAATAAAAATCATGTTGGGTCAAAGATTGACTTTGAAGGTGAGACTTACACTATCACGACGATCGTAGATAACCGTAATCCATACAGTAACGAAGTCTACTCGTATGAGTTGGAGGTGCTGTAATGCTCCATGTTAAGGTTGAAAAAAATGGCGTCGATCGTAAGTTGTCAGTGATGAACATCAATTCAGCACTGTATTATATGACATCTCAAATGCACATGGATATGAATCTATATGTGCCTAAACGCCAAGGAAATTTAAGGGACAAATCTTTCGTTAACAAAAACCGAATAACTTATGCTGCTCCTTATGCACGAGCTCAATTTAGAGGGTTTGTTAACGGCAGCAGAGTCAGAAACTATACGACTCCAGGTACCAGCCGTCGTTGGGATCTTAGAGCAAAAGCGAATCACATGGATGATTGGCGTAGAGCGTTTATCAAAGGAGGAAACTTGTAATGGATTTATGGGAACGATTATCTGACTCGATAGATTCTATTCAAGGCCTTCCAATGCCATGCTCGATGGGATTTCTAAACGGTGAAGATACACTTTGCGTTTATTCTATGCCGGGTAGCCGAACAGTCGAAGAATACTTTGACGGTACGAAAGAGCGTGAAATGCTCTATGAGGTCGGATTTAACACGAAAGACCAAGAAAAAGCCAATCAAACTCTTTGGCTCATATCAAATCATTTAGACGAACTCTCAACTCTGAAGTCAGAGGATGGGAGTTTCGTCTTTTTAGGTATCAAAATAAGCGAGACACCTTTTGTAAGCGAACAGGACTCAAGGGAACTCAACTTATTTATTAGGTATCAAAATCACCATTCATCAATTCAAAAATTAGGAGGAAATTTAAATGGCAGAAAATAGTAAAGAATTTTTACTAAACTTTAAAAACAAATTGGAAATCGATACTTCAGGAAGTAAAGATTTAGATCAAATCGCATCGGCTAAATTCGCACCATTAGCAGCAGGGATCACAACTATTACTCCAGCTGCAGCGGACACTACAGATGCATCCCCTTACTCCGATGGAGCAGGATTCACTGATTCCACTGTAACTGGTAAAAATATCACGTTCCAAGTTGCGGGACACCGTGTATTTGGAGATCCAGCTCAAGATTATGTAGCGTCTAAATTCTTGTCAATCGGAGATGAATTACGCACGTTAGCACAATGGACTGATGCCAAAGGGAATAAGGTTCAAGCTGTTGTTACATTGACTGCTATTGTACCTTTCGGTGGTGCAGCTAATGCTAAACAAACGTTCAGCTTCACAATGGCATTCAACGGCAAGCCAAAATCGGTAGCAGCGGGGGAGTAATTAGACCCACAAGCGTAACGCTTAATAAAACAACGTTATCGCTTGTTGTTGGGGCAAATGAAACTCTTACAGCTACCGTTTTACCAGCAAATGCTACAAATAAAAATGTGACATGGTCATCTAGTGATTCAACCATAGCTACGGTTGATACCAAAGGGAAGGTTGTGACTGTTAAAGCCGGAACTACGGAAATTACAGTTAACACAGTAGATGGTAATAAGAGTGCTAAATGTACTTTAACAGTTACTTAATCATAAAATTAGAATGATTAGAGCAGGTTACCCGCTATTATGGTTACCTGCTCTTTTAATATTGGAGGAAAAACAATGGCTATCAATAATGTAATTGACTTAGATGCAAAATTATCACTAACTAAATCCGTAAAAATTGCAGGTAAAGTATATGAAGTTCAAATTTCAGATGAAATTGACAAAACTTTAACCGATTTAACGACTATTGATATTCCAGATCAATTAAAAAATATGACTTCAAAACTTGAAAAAATGGATGAAGATGATAATGGAGCTAAAGAATTCAAAGAATTTACTCAATCTGAAATGGATGAATTAAAAGATAAAGCTGTAACTACTCTAGATGTGATTCTTGGGAGTGGTGAAGGTAATCGCGTTTATAATTTTTACAACAAAAGTACAAAAGCCCTTTTCACAATTATTGGATTGCTTGAAAAAGAGTTGGGGGAAGTTGTTTCTGAACGTAGTAAAACAGCAAAAAAACATTACAAAAATAATCGTAAGAAGTGATTAGATGTTTGATCTAACGAGAAAACCAGAAACAACAGTGATTATTTCAGGTAATGAGTATCAAATTGATTTGTCTTTTGACACTGTTATTCGATTCTATGAACTAATTGACGATAAAAATTTGGAGTCTATAGAAAAAATAATTCTTGGGTTCAAATTGTTTTATATCGATTCAAAAAAAGCAGAAGATACATTCACTTTTGAAGAAATGCAACAAGCTATTAACGACATAGTTGACTATATTCAATCGAATCCATATGGAAGCATTGGAAGTGAAGGAGAATCGACTGGTCAGGATTCAAATATGAATTATTCGTATTCTCAAGACGCTGGAGCTATTTATTCTTCGTTTATGGCAGATTACAAAATCGATTTGTTAAATGAGCAAGGTTCAATGCATTATCTAACTTTCAAAGCGTTGATGTCTGGTTTAAGCGAAGACACTCAATTTCAGCGGATACTAGCGATTCGCTCAAGAAGTGTTGCTGGCTTAGAAGGGGAAGCGTTAACGGCTTTGTTAGAACTGCAAGAATACTATGCGATTGATTCTGAAAAGACTGTTAACAGTCTTGATGATCAACTAGGCGATATGTTTTCTATGTTAGTAGCACAAGCCAAATCATAAGGAGGTGAGTGTTTGAGCGCAGATGCAACAATAAATATTGATGTGATGCTGTCGAATTTACCTAAATTTAAAACAGACGTTAGTTTTGTTGATGACGTATTAACAAAATTGGGAATGAATACAGGATCAAAAATTGATGATTCATTTAAAGCCGAGACAGCAAAAGTTATAACAATTGCCAAATCAACAAAAAAAGATGTCGATCAAAATTTTGATAAACCAGTTAAGTTCACAATCAAGGCTGATAATTCGGATGCTGAAAAAGATGTCAAAGAGACAAAGGCTTTTTTAAAAGGCATACCGAAAAGCAAAATAACTGAACTGAAGGCGGATAATGACGGAGCATCACTGAAAATAAAAGCTACAAAAGAGGGTATAAGCAAGATACCTAACAGGAAAGAAACAATACTTAACGCAGATGCTTCACAAGCAAAAACAGAAACAAAAGACCTCGGTGATACTGCTGAAAAAACCGAATCTAAGTTTATCAGCTTGAAAGATAAACTATCTATTGGTGCGATTGCTGGTGCTTCTTCACAAGCACTGCAGATTTTAACAGGTAGTTTTTCAGATTTAATCGGTGAAACTACTCAATCATCTGACGCAATGGATAAATTCAAATCTACGATGCAGTTTGCTGGCTTTACAGAAAAAGAAACAAAAGAAGCTGCTAAATTTGTAAAAAAATATGCAGATGACACAGTATATGAATTGTCCGATATCTCGAATACTACAGCACAACTAGCAGCAAATGGTATTGGGAATTATCAAGAGTTAACAGAAGCAGCAGGGAACTTAAACGCTGTAGCAGGTGGTAATGCTGAAACATTTAAATCAGTAGCAATGATGCTTACCCAAACGGCTGGTGCAGGGAAACTAACTACAGAAAACTGGAAGCAAATGGCTGATGCCATTCCCGGTGCATCAGGTAAAATGCAAGAAGCGATGAAAAAAAACGGTGCTTTCACTGGAAACTTTCGTGACGCGATGGAAGAAGGTCAAATATCAGCTGAAGAATTTAGTAAAGCGATTGTTGACTTAGGTATGACTGATGTAGCTGAAGAAGCTGCAAAGTCTACTAAGACTTTTGAGGGCGCAATGGGTAACCTCCAAGCGAATATCGTTACTAAAATGAATGAGATCGTTGATGGCATCGGTAAAGATAAGCTTACAGATATTATCAGCTTCATATCAGACAATACTACTAAACTATTTGATTCTATTTTGAAAGGCATAGATTATTTAAACGATAATCAGGATAAATTATCGAGTATCTTTGATAATTTGAAAAAGATTTCTAAAATATTTTTCGGTGCTGCATGGGATGCGGTTCTTGATATTATTAAAAAACTCACTGGTAATTTTAGTTTACTTTCAAAAGAAACTGGCAAAACGAAAGACCCCTTACAACGATTTGATAATGTCTTAAGTGCTTTGTCAAAACATGAAAAGGGAATAGCACTTCTAGGTAAAGCATTAGCTACTTTATTTATTGCTAAAAAAATCGTTGGTGTGGTCTCGGCTTTTGGGAAACTGCTTGATATATTCGGCGGAACCGCATTACTTTCTAGTCCAATTTTTCTTATACCTGCAGCAATTGCAGGAATTGGATTTGCGTTTTATAAAGCATATAAGACAAGCAAGCCATTTCGTGAGTTTATAGATGGGATTGTCGATGCAGTAAAAAACTTTGTAGAGGTATCATTAAAGAAAATCAAATCATTTTTTAAAAATGTTACAGAAGGATTTGTTGAATTTAAGGATTCAGTTACGGATAAAGTGACTAGTATCAAAAAAAGCATCAAGAAAGTTTTTAACTCCGTTATTGATTTTTTTAAAGAGGATTGGAAAGAAGTATTAACATTCATTCTAAATCCAATTGCTGGTGTAGTTGCTCTATTGTACAAACACAATAAGAAGTTTAAAAAGTGGGTAGATGATCTACTTGATACTATTAAAGATGGATTGAAAGCTTTTAAAAAGAAAGTTCTTGATCCACCATACGATGCAATTACAGATTTGATTGATAAAATAGCTAAAACTTTTTCAAAATGGATGGGCAAAATAGAAAAAGCTCTTGAAAAAGCGGGTAAGAAACTTGGGAAAGCTACAGAGGTAATTTTTTGGCTTATCTATGGGCCAATACGCTTATTAGGTAGAAAAATAAAAAAAGGTTTCGATGAAGTTGCTGAATGGATAGAAGATAAACTTGAAAAAGCAGGGAAAGCAGTTGGGAAGGTTGTCGATAAAATCTCTTCAACAATAAAAAAAATCTTTAATTCTTTATCAAAATCAGTAAAAAAATCAATGGAATTATTTACTGAATATGTTATTGAGCCTGTGGATTCAGTTCGAAAAAAAGTCGTTAAAACAATTAGTAACTTAGTAGATAAAGTGGTCGATTTCTTTGTTGATTTAGTCAATATTACAAAGCACAAATGGAGAGAAATAAAATCCTCGATGGAGAAACCGGTTGATGATGCTAAAGAAAACGTATCTAAGACTATCAGTAGATTAAAAGAAAAAATAGCGGAAATATTTGAACGTATCCAATCAGTAACTAAGAGTGCGTGGAATACAATTAAACGCTATACAATTGAACCGATAGAGGATGCCTATGAAAAGGTAGTAAAAAAAGTTGGAGAGATTTACTCTGGTGTAACAAAATATTGGAATGATCTAAAGGACAAAACCAAAGAAAAATTCGATGAAATCGTTGATTATGTTAAAAAAGTTCCTGGTCGAATTGGTGATGCTTTTAGAGATGGAAAAGAAGCAATCGGTGATGGTGTTAAAGCCGCAGCACAATACATGATAGATATTTTGAAAAAAGGTGTGAATGGTGTAATTGGTGGTATCAATTGGGTTTTAGAAAAAGTTGATGCACCAGATTCAGTTCGAATTGACGAATGGAAACCTAAGGATGTTGCAAAATTTGCTACAGGTGGTATTCACCAAGGTGGATTGATGCTTGTTAACGATGGCGAAGGAGAAGAACTAGTCCGACATCCTGATGGAAGAATGGAAATTCCAAAAGGGAAAAATGTTTTGATGCATGCAGAAGCTGGTACTCAAGTATTGAATCATAGCCAAACAAAATCGTTTGCTGAAGCTTTTGGTATTCCAATGTACGCAAAAGGTAACGTAAGTAATCTAGGTGATTTCTTCAAGTCTGCATGGAACGGAATAAAAGACATTGGTTCTGATATTTTAGATGCAGTTCAACATCCAGTGGAGTTTGTCAAAAAAGCTATTTCAGAACATGTGAATTTTGATGCTACTCATCCAGTATTTGATATTGCTACAGGCAGTGTCAAGAAAGTAACAAATGGCGTTATGGATTGGATCAAAGATAAAATAGCAAGTTTTGGTTCTATTGGTGGAAGTTTTGACGGGGCGATGGCTGACAATGTCTATAAATATTTAGTAGATATTGCAAATCAAACAGTAAGTAAATTTGGCATGAGTGGTATCACTTCGGGTTATCGACCAGGAGACCCTTATTACCACGGAAAACACCAAGCGATTGATATTGCTTATCCTGCTGGAATGAATGGTTCAAGTAAGTATTTCGATCCTGCGAACTGGGTGTTTGAACATTTTGCTGATAAGGTTGGCTATGTTATTACTCAAGGTAAAGTTCGAGATAGGACAGGTCAATCAGGGCAACCTGCTACAGGAAATTGGGAGACATGGCCAGATAACGATCACTACGACCATTTGCATATTACAGGTAAGCTTGGCTCTGGTGATATTTATAAAGCAGGCGAAGGTGGCGGAAAAGGTTCGCCTACAGGTTCTGGCGTTGCAAGGTGGACTAGCCAATTAAAAGAAGCCTTGCGAATGAATGGATTACCAACCACTGCTTCGTATGTCAATGCTTGGTTAAGGCAAATCGAAACTGAATCAGGAGGCAATGAGCGTGCTGTTCAGCCTGGAATAGACCCAGATGGTGATGGCTCTGGTCCAGCAATGGGACTAATACAAGCTAAGAAAGGAACATTTTTAGCAAATGCGTTTCCTGGCCACGGAAATATTTTTAATGGTTTTGATAGCATGCTTGCTGGTATTAGATATGCACTGAAAAGATATGGTCCTGATATGCTCACAGTCATTGGTCATGGTCATGGTTACTCAAATGGGGGAGAAGTATTTGGACCAGAGTTAGCTATGTTTGGTGAAGACCCTGCTTATCCATATGAAATCAACATCAATCCTGCAAAACCAAGTGCAGATATGCTGATTCAAAAAGCGATTGTTGCAAGAGAGAGATACAAACCAGCCGTACAAACAAATCAAGCAGTTTATTCAAATCAACATCCAAGTGGCGGAAATGAGCACAAAACGATGAGTAAAAAAGATATTGAAACAATCGTTCAAGCGTTAAATGAAAGACCAGTGCGTGTCGAAAGTATTCTAGACGGTAAGAAAGTCAGCAAAAGTGTAGATGAATATACTGGTTCATCATTAGCAAGAAAACTATATACGAGAGGAAAGAATTTCAATGGATGATAAAACATCAGTATTTCTCCAATTTAGTACAGGTAAATTTGACTTACTAGCAAATTACCGAATAAAAATCATTGATATAAAAATTGGGATGCCAGTACCTAAAAATGAATTTTTTTCTTATGCAGGTTCAGTAGGAAAAAAGCTGCTGACACACTCATTTGATTCTTTTCCTATTACTTTTGAATTTGATTATTTTGCAGACAATCTAAATGATCTTATTTTGACTGAAACAGAATTGAGAGAACTATTTAATAAAGAAGCTGAATACTACTTTATCTATACGAAAGAACCTGGTAAAAGATACCCAGTGATCGTTGAGAGTATGACTGTAACCAAAAAGGCATATTTTAAAGGAAATTGCGTTGTATCATTTTCTGCCTATAAAGGATATTCTGAATCGATGGCAACGACTTTATCTGATTTCAGTTTGGATGAGGATTGGCAGTTTTCTCAAGGTCTAGTTTCTGAAGATTTTAGTTATACACACAATACTAGTTTCTTTAAGATTTTTAATGCTGGCAGTTTTGAAATTGATCCGAGAGAGTCAGATTTACGTATTACCCTCGAAGGAGAATCAGAAGGAAATGTGACTATTTTCAATAAGACCACAGGCGATCGTTTCATTTATTATCCTTCTCTCTCAACTAATTTAGGGCAGACGTTAGTTTTGGATGGCGTATACCCAAAATTGAATGGTGTAAGTTGTGGTATTGATACAAACCATGGACTAATCACTTTAGCTGAAGGGGTCAATGAGATCGAAATTCAAAATATTACTAGAGTGAAATCTTCTTGGGATTTCCGTTTTTTGTATAAGTAGGTGATACTTTGAAAAACATATTAATACGTAATTATGAAGAAACGAAAGAGGAAATCCTTATTAACTACGATAAGGATTCTTTTTCTGTCTCGTGGCAACAAAATGAAACGTGGGAGTTATCTGTGACTGTACCAGAAACAAAACGGAATCAAATAACCTTTGATTTAATTGACTATGAAAACTATGTTGTTTTTGATGGTCAGCAGTATTCAATCAAGCAGATGAGACCATATGCTTCTGGTAGCCAAATCTATAAAGATGTAGTAGCAACTCATGTCTATTACACTATTCAAGATGGATGGCAATATGACACCATATCTGGAACAAAATCAATCAATGATCTTCTGACTCATATTTTTAAAGCAGGAAATCGTGGATTCAGTTGGGAAGTTGTAGATCCCAACAATGTATTTTTAAAAAAGGAACAGGAGAACTTGGGAAATGATAATTATTTAAATCTTATTAATGAAATTTTGGAAGATTACGGTGCCGTTGTGATACCAAACAATAAGCACTTAGTATTTTATCCCATTTCAGAATATGGAAATATAACTGAGCAACAAATCCGATATAAATATAATACGGATGAAGTGTCGTTTGATATTGATACTTATGCTTTGAAAACACAAATTAAAGGATTTGGTAAGAAAAAAGAAGACGACTCATATTATTTTAATCCAGTTACTTATACTAGTCCCGAATCAAAGAAATGGGGAATCAGGATACAAGACCCAATAGAAGACGAACGTTACACTATCCAAAATAATATGATTGAATATCTAAAACAGCAGTTACACGACTATCCAGATGTTTCAGGATCCGTAACACTAAAATGGGCCGTATCTCTTAACAAAGGGGATAAGGTCCTTTTTGTTTATGAACCTTTGAATATAAGTACCTACATTCAAGTTGTGGGAATTACTGATTATCCAGCTATCCCTAATAAAGCGCCAGAGATTGTATTATCAAATACCAAGAAAACAATCACTTCAATACTGGCAAATCTTGCTAAGAAAGGACTGATGTAGATGGGGCTTGTTAAACTAATATCAAATAATATCGCTTTAAAGTGGAAAGAAACATTCAATAAAAATGTGGACTATCTAAATAATCTCGAAAAGAAACTGTCTGATCAAGACAAATCGACGAACAGTCGAATCGATAACTTAGTGCTTCATTCAGGTGGTGATTCTCCTAACGAAGTAGTGGATGCACGGGTAAACAATAGAGGAGAAACCTTTCCTACGTTACACGGCAGATTGGTAGAACATGAAAACCTGACAGATGAACAAACTAGCGAATTAATTACAAATGCCGCTAGTCAGAAAGAACAAGTAGAGCAATTAAACAAAGCAGTCCAGCAAATCATTGGAGGGTATAACGAACCTATCAATATTTACGTTTCAAAGGATGGAAGCGATCAGACGGGCGATGGTGCGGAAGAAAGCCCATTTGCAAGTATACAAGCAGCAATTAATACAATTCCATTGATTACCATGGCTCCAATTACGATTTTCGCAGAGGATGGAACATTCTTAGAAGATATAGTGATTAAAGGTTTATCTTATCAATCTTTAACCATACGACCGATTAATGACATAAGTAGTATTGACCCGTTAACCTCGGACTTACCAGTTAAAGTAAGAAGTATAGCTGTCACTGCTTGTTCTGGACACACAGATATTGTTGGAATTCAAATAGTTGATACTGCAAACGCGCCGTTGTCTCCTGATGGTAAACGATATGGAATTATGAATGAACAAAGCGGATATATGGGATTGAATAAATGTAAGTTTGCTGAAAACACTAAATCAATGAATTATAACGCTATATATGTTGGCGGCGTATCAAAACTTCGGATGTATGGATATACCACTGTTATTAATCAAGACACCGCCTTATGTGTTCGTCGTATGGCTGAAGCATTAGCTGGTTTAGAAGGATCAGGGAATAATATAGGCATTCGTTGTGATGATGCGATTGTAAGAGGAACTGTTCCGTCAACATTTGCTACGACTGCCACGAGTATTGGTGGAAACGGCTTGATTATTTCCAAAGGGCAGGTGTTAAGTTAATGGTTTATAAAATGAATGAATCGATCATTGTGATTCAAGCAGAAGCCACTAGTCCAAACAGGACGAATGTTGTTTTTTGGTCGCATGATCGAGGAACAGCTAAGCTTCGAATGAAGTTAGTTCGGAAAAACGGCATCCCTCAAAGCTTACCCGAAGGGACAACTGTTCCGATTCGCTTGATGTTCAAATCTGCAACGGCAGAAGGTGGTTATGGTAAACATGACTATCTAGCTACGGTAGAAGATCCTGTGAATGGGATTGTTTCTATTGTGTTAGAGGATAATATACTGGGATACGTAGGCACCGTAGAAGGTAGCGTATATATTGATTTTCCAAACGACCGCTCGTTAGATACAGCTGGTCGTTTTACTTTTTATATCAAACGCAGTCCAATTGATGATAGTACGCCAGAGCTGGAAGATTATTATTTCAATGGTTTCAGTCAGACCATTGATAAAATCGAAAAAATTCTAGCTGATGGAAAGCAAGAAATCGATCAGAAAATTGCGGAATCTGAAACGCAGATTGATGCGAAAGTAAAAGACACAAACGATAAAATCACGAAAGCCAATCAAGATGTCGCAACTCTCAATACTAATATTGATAAGGCAAATGACCGTATTGATCAAACCAATCAGCAAATCGGTGATCTCGGCAAGCTGAAAAAGATGTACTCTAATTCATTAGAATTCGGGGGCTATGATTATAGTGGGAATCCGAATTTAATGCCATATATTACAGACCCGTGGGTTGGGTCTTTGTTAGCTAATGGAGATACAGTTAAAGATAGTGTTAAAAGGGTTATAACTCATACTAAAACTAGAACAGCTGATGCCGGCGACGTATTATCGCTTGGCTTAGGTATTCCGCGCACAGCGGAAGCTAATAATAGGTATCTTATAACTGCTTTACGACCATCTACGCCGTACGCATTAACTGTTACTATGAGTGTTGGTTCAGATTGGACTGGGGAGACCAATACTATAGGGGCTAGGGTTAGATATTTAAATGAATCTGGTGGTACAGAACTACCCATTAATGTATTACTACCAGCAAATGTAGAACGCGATAAAATGATCACTCATACATTTACTGGGACAACAAAAGCTAATTTAACTGGTATGAAAAATTGTTATGTTCAAATATTCTCAGTTAATAGTGAAGATAAAGGAACGGTTAGTGTCAGCTATGACGTTAAGTTAGAAATTGGTACAATAGCTACGCCATACCAACCTAATCTACTCAATGCTCCATATTACTTGAGCAAGGTGGCTTTGGGTGAAAATCTAATTAAACCAGAATCACAACAACCAGTTACTAATAGTAACTATCTTATTAAAATCTATAACACCAAACCAATGGTAAAAGGCAAGAAGTATACCATCACACTGGAAGGAACTAAGCCAGCAACACAGGTTTTTAGACCATTTTTTACGCAAGCTACAGGAAGTCCATGGGGTTTTGGTGATTTGAAGCCAGTAGAAGGGTTAACTGATATTTGGTCTGCAACATTTACCGCAAGTACTGATTCACACCCTACTAGCCCACAAGTGCAGATTTATCAGGTACCAAACACAAGTGTAGGACAATGTACAATTAAGTGGTTAAAACTAGAGGAAGGCGACACACGAACTCCGAATATTAGTCAGTTTAAATACTTTGGTGAAGGATTGAAAGACAGCAACAATCCCAATGATTACAGTTGGGATGTCACACCTGAATATACTGAAAAAGGCTTGAATAATACGGTTAGTTTGACCGAGCCACAGTCAGTTGAAGGTTTAAAAAACTTTGAGGATGGGTTGCAGATTGCAGGTAAAGAAGTTGCTACAGTTCCAGAAGATACTGGATGGGTAAATCTAACAGCGATCAACGGCCACTCCTGGAATAAACAGGGACAAATCAGGAGAATTGGAAAACTAGTAATGTTCCGTGGATCATTAAAAGGTAGCACGCTAAGTACACAAGATTTTTGTACGATTCCAGAAGGATTTAGACCAAGTAATCCAACTGATAATTATGAGTATCAATTCTTGTTACCACCACAAAGTAGCAATACTTTAGACAATGGCGGGATGGCTTATATCCGACCGAACGGCGTTTGCGGTCTACCTTCATTTAGGGGAACAGTCAACTTATTTTTAGCACCAATTCAATACTATATAGACTAGGAGTGAAACGAATGAAAAACATTTGGAAATATGGACGTACTGGCGGAGAGTACGCAGGAAAAGTATTGGACGACATGCTTGTATCCGTTCCTTACACAGATCAGCCACCGCTTGAAGGAATTCGTGCTGATGGCGAACCGTTAACAATCGCTGATCAAATGTTTGATCCTAAATTGAATCAATGGATTATTTTAGCGAACGCACTAGATCACAACGATTTAAACAATCTCAAAGCAATGTATGAGTCGTTAGAAAATGAGAACGGCGATTTAAAACAGATCAATGCCAAACTCATGCTAAGCGATGTAGCAATTAAACAGGAAAATACTGCATTGAAAGAAAAAGCGGATAGTTTAGCACAAATCAATTCAAAAATGATGCTTGCTTCGTTACAAAATAGCAAAGACATTTCAGAAATTAAAGAGCAACTAAATCCAGCTTCAAAGGGAGGTGAGTAGTATGTTTAGTTTTAGCGATGTGAAAATGATGTATGATTGGGGCTGTTTTACTGACGATCAAGTTCGACTATTCGTTCCACTATGCATTACAGACGAAGAAGCAGAAAAAATTATTAACAATGAAGAGAGTGCATCTTAATTGATGTGCTTTTAGTTTTGATACAAGGAGTTGCAATATGATTAATTTAGGGGAATGGGGAGCGATAGCAGGATCAATAACCGCTATCGTTTCTTTGATTTTATTAGTAATAAAACCAATTACTGCATCTTTCTCGAAGATTACTGAGACTCTTTCAAAAGTAAG